GTTCTTTTTTATGTAATTGTGACAATACATTTTCCAGTGTTACATGGTAATGGGAGGTACCCCCAATATTACGAGTACCTCCACTACCTGAACCTGTTTTATCCAACGCAGTTTGCATAGCGTCAATAACATACTGATTTTGACCCATACCCAAATAGTCATTACTACACCAGTTAATAATATTCTTCGGTGAGTATTTACTATACCATGTTGCTCTTGGAAATTCTCCTCGAGTTCTTACAATATCATTAAAAACTCTATAATTTCCATCTGCTTTAAGTTTTTCAATTACATCTATAAAAGGTTTTTCATCAATCATGTTCTATCTCTATGCTGCGTAAGCGTCGTCCCAATCTCCTTTCAAACCAGCAACTTCATATTCAGTCACTCTGTTTTCAAAGAAGTTAGTATGGTCTGCACCGTTTAATACCCATTCCAACCAAGGAAGTGGATTGTCTTTTACTTTGAAGTTTGGTTTCATACCAAGTTGTAATAAGCGTCTGTCTGTAATATAACGAATATACTCTTTAACTTCTGCTGTATCCAATCCTTCAATGTTACCCATTTCATAAGCAAGGTCGATGAATTTATCTTCAAGGTCTACAATGTCTTTTGACATTTCATAGATTTCTTTCTTAAACTCATTATCGACAACACGACTATGTTCTTTAACAAATGCTTTAAAGAGTTTTGAGTTACCTTCAACGTGAATACTTTCATCACGAATACTCCACTCTACAACTTTACCCATACCTTTCATTTTACCGAAACGTTGGAAGTTTAATAGCATTACGAAAGAAGCAAAGAGTGCAACACCTTCGTTAAATACTGATTTGGCTAATGATAAACCAAGACCACGTAATGTTGCTGTATCAGCTTTTCTCATATAGTCAATCTTATCGGCCATTTCTGAATATTCTAAGAACGCGTGGTACTCACTATCAGGTAGACCAAGGGTTTCATTTAATAGAGCATAAGCTCTTTGGTGAATACCTTCTCTTGCTGCAAATGACCCAAGCATATTACGAATTTCATTATTCTTAAACTTAGGAATAAATTGGTCATAATAGTTTTGACCGACTGCAACATCGCTTTGAGTAAATAATCTTAAGATATTTGTAATGTACTCTTTTTCAACTGCTGTAATCTTTCCACCTTTCCAATCAGCTACATCTTCTGATAAATCTAATTCATCTTCAATCCAATGTGCTTTTTCGTGTCTTGTTGTAATCTCTACAGCCCAAGGGTAATGGAATGGTTTATAAGTTTCTGAGAACTCTAATAATCCACCTTGTTTCTTAACAAGAGTATCTGCAATAGCCATCAGGTCATTATATGTTCCAATGTGCTTATCGTCGATAAAAATTTGTGGTACTGACCTTACCTCTTTACCATTACTTACTCTTTGGTAAAATGCTAATCTTTGCTCTTCATCATCGAGTACTATTTGTGTGTATGTAAATCCTCTTTGTTTAAACCATGCTTTGGCTTTTTCACAAAAAGGACAGTTTGATTTGGTATATATTGTTATATCCATCTTGCTATCCTTGACATGCTGCGCATTCATCTTGGTCTTCCTCTTGTCCGTGACTAAATCTAACTGCGTCTGGGTTAATAATGTCATCTAATTTTTCACGTTCGACTTTCTGCGATACGTTTTCGGCTTTGTTAGATGTTTCTGTTCTTAAATAATATAGTCCTTTTGTTCCTTGTCTCCAAGCTTCATAATGGACTTTATGAAGAGTTGCTTTATCTGCTCCTGCAGGGAAGAATATGTTGAGAGATTGTCCTTGGCATAGGTACTTCTGTCTGTCTCCTGCTAGTCTGATAAGAGCTAACTGATTTAATTCAATTGCGGTTAAAAATACCTCTTTAACACGAGGGCTTAAAAAATCCAAATGTTGTACGCTGCCGCCATTTGTAATGACTGACGACCAAACTTCATCGGTATTTTTATTAATAGCTTCCAATTCTCTTTCGAGGTATGGATTTTTATTTAAGTGACTTCCCACCCTTGTTCTTGAAGTAAATGCATTAGCTTTCCAAGGCTCGATGCTTGGTGAAGTATTTACAATCATAGAACTGTTTGCATTTGGAGCGATTGCTAACATATGAGCATTACGACGGCCAGTTCCTACCATATCTGGAGCTTCACCTCGTTGTTTACCCATAGTCATAGTTGCTTCAAGTGACTTTGTTTTAATGTCTTTAAATATAATTTCGTTAATCGCTACAGCTTCATCACTATCAAAAGGTATTAAATGTTTTTGGAAGTATGAATGTAATCCCATAGCTCCTAAACCGAGTGACCTTTCCTGTGTTGCACTATAACGAGCTTTACTAATCTCATCACCAGCATTATCAATAAAGAATTGTAATACATTATCTAAAAATACAATAAGGTCTTTTACCATACTTGTATCTTTCCATTCGTCATACATTTCTAAATTAACAGATGATAAACAACATACTGCTGTCCTATCTTCATCGGTGACAAGATGAATTTCGTTACATAGATTCGACCCCTTAATAGTCATTCCCATTGCTTTTTGAGCATCAGGTAATGCACGGTTTGCTGTGTCAATGAAATTTAAGTAAGGCTCACCTGTACGATATCTTGTTTCTAAAATGAGTTCCCATAACCTTCTTGCCTTAATCGTTTCTCTGACTGAACGATCATTAGGGTCTAGAAGGTTCCAGTCTGTACCAGCTTCAACGGCTTTCATAAAGTCATCTGTTATATTGACAGCGTGATGTAGGTTCAGATTTTTACGGTTAACATCACCAGTAGGAATTCTCATATTAATAAATTCAATAATGTCTGGATGGTCACAATCCATATAAGCTGCATAAGAACCTTTACGAGTTCGTCCTTGTCGGTATGCAACCATATCTGCATCAACAGTATGTAGGAATGGCATAGGACCTGGAGCTTTATTTGATACTGCTCTGATCGCTGACCAATGACCACCAACTCCACCACCTTTTACTGATAACCATCTTAACTCATTTGTATGCTCAATTAAACCATCAAGAGTATCTGGCACATAGCTTAGGAAACAAGAAATCGGTAATGCTTTTACTTTTTCACCTTTTATTATAGCATTTGACAATACTGGAGATGAGTACATAAAATATCCCTTAGAAACATACTCATATATTCGTTGTGCTAATTTATTATTACCACCACTAAAACAAGCTGCTGCACGAGCAAATGCTTGTTGAGGTGACTTCTCATCTTCTCTACAGTAATAGTCTTGTAATAATTTAAGTGATTGTTCTGATAATATTTTGTTACGTTTATTGTCGATTTCTATGCCACAATATTGCATACTACTCTCCTAGTTATATTTTTGTTTTCGCGAAGGAATTGAAAGGTGGATAAGAGAAGAGTGTCATGTCGATTTTTTCCAAAAAGTGAATTTCATCTTTGCTTCGAGTCCCTTATAAACGTTATTTCTAATTGTTTCTTCAATATTTTTATGGCCATTAAGGACCATCTCATTAATGTCTTTTCCTGGTAAATCATTTGGCCATATACAGATTGAATATCCTTGGTCAATGATTTTTTCCATTCTTTTGTGAATCTCTTTATTACGAGGTTCAGCGTCAAAAACGAATACAGCGTTTTTGTTTGCATTGTCTAAAGCTTCGGTATTTCCATCTGCACCTGCCATGGCCACCGCATTCTTTAAAAACATACAATCTAGAGCTCCTTCAACCACAAAGTATTGCTGGTTAAAGTCGACAACGTCAAGGCCGAAAACCTTCGGTCTATCCTCGAACATAATTGTAATGTATCGCAGACTAGAGTCTGGTTTAAAACATCTAGCCGATACTCCAAATATTTTCTTCTGTTTATCGAAGAATGGAATTACCAAACGAGGTTCGTCCTTATCAGTATTAGCAAACTTATCGGGTATAATAGTATTAACCCAAGTTTTAAATTTTGGGGTGTAAAATAGTCGATAATGTTGCTCTGAAGGAATTACCCTCTTTTGTATATATATTTTAGCAAAATGGTTGTAGTCCAACTGAGACACTTTTTTTATACTTTTTATTGCATCTTTACTTGAAAATTTTGGTGCCTCAAACTTAGTCTTTTCCAACACTGACTTGCCGTCATCTTTCTTTGCTTTATTAATAAATTTATCTGATAGGTAATCTTTAAATGCAAGAGGGTCGACTAACTTAAGAAAGTAGGAAAAGGAATGACTTGCACCACAATTGTGACAATAATAGTGTAAGTTGTTGTCTTTCTCAAGTAGCCAACCCCTTGCTTTTGTACGAGACTTTTGGCTGTCACCACATAATGGGCAACGGAAGTTGATACGGTATGGATTTGTACGTGTGACTTTGAATCTCTCCATGCGACCGGCAAGAGATTGTGCGTATTGTACGTCAACGAAATCTATCATAATAAAAGTATAAGTCTGTCTGTTTAATTAATTAGGGATATTATAACAGGTTTGGTTGGATTTGTCAACCATTATTTACCAGACATCATGTCAATGAATAAGTTGGCTCCAGCTGTAACAATTGCTACGGCTCCTAATAACCAGTATTTTAGATTTTCTAGAGAACGAATTCTTTGGTCATTCTCATCTATCTTTAAAGACAATTCTTTGGTGAGCGTATTAATTGCAGTCATTGTACGGTCTGCTCGCTCTTCCATCCATTCTCTTTGTTTTAAATTATATTCTGTATGTGCCACCTGAGCACTTTTCATACCATCAGTCATAGCTCCTTGGAATTTTAACTTATGGTCATCTAATTCTTCTTTAAAAGCGAAACGAGCTTCTATATTAATGCGAGCTTGTGTATCTGCTTTATCTTCTATAGATACTAACTTAGAATCAAAAGTTTCTAAGACTTTTTGTTGCACAGCTATATCTTGAGCCAAAGAGACCATTTGGTCCATTGCTTCATCAACTTTATCAAAAAATCTTTCGATTTGCTTGATGTCGTTTTTAATTAATGCTATGTCTGTGTTTACACGATTGAGTTCGTCTGACACCTGTCTGCTCCATTTAATTGGTTATTATAACATAACAAAGAGGATTTGTCAAATATTATTTATAAGGTAATCGGTAAAATATCGAATTAAATAAAATATTTATTCGTGGGTCGGTGGTGAGAAGTGGTCTACTGGTCAACTGGTTTTGACTTGGTTGCCTTTTCTTCTTTGTCATTAGTGGTTACCTTACGATAATAAACAATGACTTCTCCTAACTCTCTGATATACCTACGGAGCTCTTGGAAATTTGCCGTCATTATTTCATAGTCTTTTACCGTAGTTGCTACGAAAACTATGTCACCACCTTGTGCGATCTTGTTCTCATCAAGGAATCTATCGAGATATGTATAGCCGACTGGCCATGTTGGATTCTCTCTATCTTCCAAATCACAAGCTTTAGGACGTTTGAGTTGCTCTTCGCCCTTATCGTTGAATCTTGGTGGTTCGTATTGTATTGACTTTTTACAAGGATTTGTAATTACAGCTTCAGATACAACTTTCATCTGAACTTCTGATAAACCTATTGGTCTAGGCAGTTCAGGTTGGATAATATTGATAGGAACAGGTTTACTGACTATCTCTATTGGCTTTTGAGGTAATAACGAACAACCACTAGCTACCGTCGTTATCAGTAGCGCTAACACTAAGGTTCTTGCTATCATTTTCTATCTCCTCAAATACTGCTGCTGTACCTTTATTAATGCGAAGTTCAATTAAACCAGGTTTTTTAATTGCTAATAAATTGAGATTATGTCTTTTAAATATCTCAAGATATCGCTCTTTTTCTGCTTCAATCACAGCGTTAGCTCTTGACATATTATTAAGAGCTTCACCTTGTTTTTCGTATGATTCTCTAATAGCTTCTATCGCTTGCTTTTGTTCTTCAACAGCAACCTCTAGTTTCGCATTATTTCCTATTAGAGTTTGGTTTTGGTCAAATAAGTAATAGCATGAACCACCAAGCAGTAATAATGCGCCTAATAGTATCTGATACATTTACTCTTCCTCAATTCTATAAAATAAACCACTAGCTGACCGTACAGATATCAGCTTCTTTTCTGCAGTTATAAAAACTAGTTCTTTCCAATTGCTTTTCTTAATTTTCCGTACGCCATGGAAAGTTTTATCATCAAGGTTTCCAAACTTGGTGTCGTAAGATACCGTTACGGTATATCTCTTACTAAACCAAGATAGAATCCATTCCCGCACGGTATTAACCGCCGCAGTTAGATGCGTATAACTCGTTAGCTACTTTAGATGTGCAACCGTATTTTTCTTTAACAGCATTTACACAGTCAGCTTTTGACTCACCGTCTGCATGTCTTTTCTTTAATTCAGCAACACAAGCTTTTTCGTCAAACTCTTCTTCTTCTTCGCCGTCGTCATCTGAATCATCTTCATCTTCTTCGACTAAGTCAGTTTCTTCAGAAACAACTTCTTCTTCAGTAGTCATTTCTTTGTACTTTTCTTCAAGAGCTGTACGAATACGTGCATTCATTTCGTCTTCGAATGCTTCTTTCAGCTTAAGCGGATTGTTGTCAATTGCTTCAGCTATAATTTTCTCAATAGACATTTCTATTTTCTCCTTAAGGTTTAAATCTTAATTATATTTATTAAACTTCTTCCATTCTAACCATCAAGCGCTCTGCTCGATTGGTCACTTGTTTATGCCATCTACTATCACGGCCTTCGACTGCAGCTTCAGCCCAGTCACCTTTTAGTAAAGCAGCATTAAATTTTTTGAACTTACTCAAACGAGTTCGTCCCATATTAAACATCATATTAACAAGAATCTCTTGAACTTCACCAGGGAAATCATCAAATGATTCCTCAGTATATAGTGCATGACACTCGCTTATAGCGATTTCTAAATCCTTATCAAAACAATCTTTGACTCTGTCTTCGTTAACTGGAGTACCAACTTCTTCACCATGCTCTGGGTCTGAATCTAATACTAAATGACCTACACCAAATGTAGGATAGCCGAGATGGTCTTTGTATACTTCATATACAACACCTTCGTCTATTTTCAGTTGTTCAAAAACGTTATCTTTATTTTCTTGTTTCATATTTTATTCCTATGCAGGGTTCGTACTAAAGTCGTAAACAGCTGTACCTTGTGACAAATATAATGTTTCGTCTAGTTTGGTCTCAGCATAACTAATCATGTCTGCTGCTGCTTCATCTCCACCGAGATTAGTATGTGCCCAATTAATAATTTCTGTTTGTGTTGTCGTTCCGTCAATAGTAATATAGTTTTCTGCTGCTAAGTCTTCGGAACTTAAAACACTTTGTTGTAATAACTCTACAACTGTATCTGGATTTTGCCCTATGACATCATCAAATACAATAATTTTATAATTTACTGACTTAACAACATTAGTATCGCTATTATAAGTTGGTAATACTTTAATATCAATTAATTGCTTAGAGGTTGTCTTAGCCATTTTCTTTTGCAAAATCTTTAATAGTTTTACGCCTATGTTTCTTTTGAGCCTTTTTGGAAACACCTGGTTCCCCTTGAGCTCCAACACCAAGTCCTGCAATTGCTCCACCACCTACAGAAGTCATTTCGTCCTTCTCAGTAGCTTCAATAATATCAGCCCACTCTTCAATGAATCGTGCTTCTGATTCTGCAATATACTCTTCAACTAACATATCATTACTTTCTGATAATAATGTATCAGACTCTAATGCGGTTTGTTCTTTGACTAACCATAATGCAGCTGCATAACTTGCAAGTTTTGTTTGACCGCCTGGTAGTTTTGCTAGTAACTTTTTAACATTACCAACTAATTGGTCGAATACACCAAAAGCGTTGCTCTGTTCTCTCTTAGTAAAATCTTTACGGCGAATAATAATGTCACCGTTTTTATCGATAATTCCTAATTTATAAGCTGGCCATTTTGTAAAAGGCGTAACGAGCTTTTTAATAAATTGAAATACTAAAAATAAGTCTACTACCATTTAAATTTCCTTGAGCTTCTGTTCTATAAATATGTCACCAACAATACTATTTTGATTTATAATCTTTTCATCATATTGTAATACATGTGGCATATAATTTAAATATTCCACAAAGGGTTTGAGATAACTGTGAAATTCATGCAGCTTTAAAAAGAGCATGTTCGTCGCATCTACCCCAAACACATTGTATATTACAATCATGTGGTTCAGTATCAACCTTTCCTTTAAATCATTATCTTGCCTATAACGACTGAAGAGTTTGCGGAGATATTGAAATCTCTTCATATCCTCTTCGAACTCTGACATATCCGTACATTGTGGATTGTCATAGTATTTCATCGCATAAAGCAGAAAGGTTGATTCCGTTAAATTCATATTATAAAAAATTATTTATTGTTAATAAAAGTATTTATTAGCTATCGGCTGCAACCGAGTCGTCACCTGTTCCACTTACACCTAAGTCACCAGCAGCAACCGCAGTAACTTTCATTACGCATAAAGGTTCAGCAATGTGTCTTGTACGGCCATCGGCAGTAGTATAAGTGTTATAAAGATTCCAACCAGGCGTTTTAAGGCCCTTAGCTCTGTTAGCTGTAACACCTGCTTCTGTCAAGTCAACGAATACTCCGTTGTCTTTATCATTAGACTTATTAGTGTTGTTAGCATCGGCAGATAGCCACGTAGGCGCGTCGGCCGCTGTGTCTGTTTTTCCCCATAGTGCCATGTTATTCTCCTGTTATATTTAACGTTAAGTTATAACAAAAATTGCATTCAATGTTTCTATTTAGAAACTACTTAATGTGCGTATAGACTTCGTCTATTAAATCGGCTTTCTTCTTACGCTTATCAAGCTCTAGCCCGATTTCACGTCCCTTCTCTTCCAACTGAGCTTTAGTTAATTTATTTAACTGAGCTTTTGTTGTCTTAGCAGGTTTAGAAACTGCTTTTGCAGCTACTGTCTTTTTAGGACCTTTCGCAACTGCTGCCTTAAGGCTGTTTTGTTCAGCTGGTTTTTCAGCTCCAAATAGGCTCTTTAGCCATTCGATTAATTTTCTCATAATATCCTCCATAGATATATTTTTTCAATCATATTAATTATATATACAAATTTATTGAGGTGTTGGCTTACGCAAAATACTGTCTTTCTCAGAGTTGCTAATATCTTTAGCTTTATCTCTGAAGCGTTGACCAATACCATAAGGCATTTTTTCATAAGCAGCTCTACCACCAGCTAATGCAATTGCAATTCTGTGATAATCGTACGATGAATAACCATCGGCGCCTTTTGTTAATCCACCTTTAATATGTTCTTGTTTAGAAGCTTTTGCCATTTCTTTCAATTTGTCTTTATTCATTGTCTTAGCAATAGCAGCTCTTTTCTTCTTAAGGTATTCATCAGAAGAATCTGAATCTCCATCATTGTCGATGTCGTCGTCTTCTTTACCGACAGCATCCATTTTATCTTCTTTTTTAGCTTCTTCTAAATCTGCTGATTCGAATTGACAACCAGGTCCACCAATCAAATCTGATTGGAAGTCACTGATTTTATCTCCTTCAGCTCCTAAATATTTCTTTGCGTAACTTACGATTGCTTTTTCATCGCCGGTTAAAACTACAGATGCTCCAGGATTACAATCCCCAACCTTCTTCATTTTAAATCCAGCTTTATCAGCAATTTTACCTGTAAAGTTACTAACTTTTAATGAAGCTTCACTTAAACCTAAAGACTGGTCAACAGCTTCAGTAAGTTTTGCTTCAATAGTATTTCTAAATGACATTTCAGTCTCCTTTAAAATTTATTCTATATGTTTCTATTTATTCTAATTTTTAAATCATTAATACCTTTAATGATTCTGTGATACTCACCTGCTTTAATTTCAAAACTTAAACCAGGTTTTAATAAAAATGGTAAAGCATTATCAGCTTGAAATTGCCAACCATCACCTTCAAGTATCTCTATAATTCTGTCTTCGTTATCTCTATGCCAAACGAACTCTTCGTCTAGTGCATTTATATCAAAGGTACGAATACCACCATCATCAATATATGGATTCATTTATTAACTTAATAAACCAGCTACTGCTTTGATCGCATCAATAATTTTTTCAGCTTTAATCTTGTTATCTTCTAAAGTTAAATCAGATTCAATTTTAGATATATCAGCAATATCTTCAACTAATTCTTTAAATTCTTCTATTGTAATATCACCAGATTCTTTTAAAGAAGTTAATTGTTCTATTTGCTTTAAAGCATCCTTTTCAAAATTTTCTAAACTCATTTACGGTCTCCAAAAACACTTAATACATCATCAGTTATATTATGTATATTAGTTCGTTTAATTCTACAATATGCTTGACTTGGTTCTTCTTTATTTACTAATTCTTCTGTAAGACCGTGTAATCCTTTATATATCTCTGTGATATTATCATTTAAACGATTTTCAGCATATGTAACTAAATATTTAGCTCTATAGTTCATTTGATTTACTGTTGATTTTTTGCACCAATCTTCTTGAGGCATATTAGAGATTACTTTTAATTCTACTAATTTACCATATTCAACGTTATCAAATTCACTTGGTAAATATTTACCAATAGATGAACAACCTGCTATTGCAAGTGCTAATATAATGATTAAAACTATATCTTTAAATTTTACCAAAAGTAGTTTCCTCCACCTTTCAATCCGAGGCTCTTTGCATGTTTAGGTAATCTGCAAGCCCAATAACCAGCTTTTGTTTTATCTTTTTTCATGTCACAGTTATGTCGTGCTGCAAAAGAATTAGCTGCATCTCTATCATTAATCTTAGAAGTAAGTCCACCTTTAACATCGCCAAAGTTTATCTTTTTGACATTACCAGTTTTAGGGTCTTTAACATAGACCACATATTTAGTAGGACCACCTGATCGCTTAGGTTTATTAATTTCTGGGTCGGAGTCTTCCTCAAACTCAAGCATTGGTTGCTCGAGAGGTACTGTAACTCCTTCGTATAAACCGAAGTTCTCTTCTATATAATTATTAAACTTTTTCAATATTATTCCATATCACTTAGTTTGTCTTTAAGTTCGTCGACCTTACGTCTAAAATCATCTGCTTTATCTTGGTAAGCTTGTTCTTCGTCTTGGTATTTTTCGAATGCCATATCATCGTCATTCTCTTCAGCTTCCATAGCTTTTTCCATTGCTTTTTGAGCAAAGTTTTCATATTTTTGTACAACAGCTTGGTACTCTGAAATCTTAATTTTGATTTTACCCTTTTCGGAAACAGTGTCTCCACCCTGACTTTTGTTTGGGTTGTCGATATAATATTGAGTCTTGTCTTTGTCTGACATTTTCCTCACTTTATCATTATCAGCTCTGACTTTATCAGCAAATGCTTTTTCTTTTTCAGTAGGAACTTTGGTATACTGTGAATTACCAGGTTTTTTCTCATATCCTAGTGCAACCATTTCTTTATCTAGTAAACGATCTTTTACGTCGCGGCCTAAACTATCCCATACTTTGCCTTGGTCGCGCGCTTTGGCTTTTGCATTTTGTAAAGCATCATAAGAATCACCACCACCCTTTACATGTTCGTCCATTGCGTCGTCAAACATACCAGATGCTTTCATATCTCTCATAGCCATTCTCTTAACTTTTTCAAGATTTGCTCTGTTAAGTTTTTCAACAGCTTTCTTAATCATTATTAAACGCTTCTCTTTTTCTTTAGGAGATAGAGCTTCGTCAAGATTAGTTTCGTCTAACATATTAAGTAGAGTATCCATTGACTGCTGTTCGTTAGTCTTTTTATATTTACCCATTTTTAAGCCTAGAACAAAGTTATCAAACTCATCAGGATCGTCTGTCTTAATAGCATCTGAACCTACATAGCCCATCATTGCCATTTTAGCACCGTGTGATAAATCACCGTCACCATCTTGGAAACGAATAATTTCTTTAGCATATCTCTTTTTAATATCATCTAAAGACATATCATGGGACCCATCAGAATCTTCATTCTGAACTTTTTGTTTTGCCTTTTTCAATTTAGCCATCTTAAGGTCACGTTCGCCTTGTTCAACGTCGATATCAGTAACTCTATTTTTTTCGTTATAAGCATAACCCTTTAAGTTAGGGTCAACTTTAATTCCAGCTGGAGCCTTCTTCTTTTTACCAACAGAAATGTCATCGACTTCTATTTTGGCTTCACTAAATAATTTTTTAAAACGTCTCATTCTTTTTATCCTCCGAACTCGTGTCCGGCGACACGTTTCATTTGTTTGTTAAATTCTGCCTGTGACGGCTTGTTTTTATAGAGCTTAATAGTAAGATGTGCTTTATCTTTACCTTTAATTCTCCAATTATATCCTTTTTCTTTATGTTCTGGCTTGGTTGTTTTTACGACTCTACGATCATAACCGTCTTCCCAAGATTCAGAACCTTCTTTAACTGTTTGACGAATATTACTACCAAGGTCATTTCTTCTAAGGTATTTAATAACCTCAGCATAATCACCGCCAACATGAACCAACCATAAGTTTTTACCTTCAATCTTTTCAGAACTGACAGTTAATTTTTTCATTTGCTTAGCTTTACGTTCAGCTTTTGCAGAGTCTGCTACACTATTAAACTTGAATGATACTTTAATTCTTTTTGTTTCTTCAACAACGACAGGTTTACCATCAATATGTACAATAGGCTTACCATCTTTATTGACATTACCATCCCATGTTCCAGCAGCATGTGCTTTTTTAGCAGCTCTAATTTTGTCATCGCCTTGAGGACGCTTTTCTGCTTGTTTCCAACCCATTTGTCTGTAAGTGTTTAATTCGTCTTTTGTAATATAACGAACTTTATCTTGTTTGACAACTTTAATAGTACCTTTTGGGTCAGCTGCTTCAGTAACTTCTTTGTCTTTTACAAGAGATTTAATGGTTTGACCAGGAGTATCTTTTTGCAATTTAGCGCGAGCCTTATCTGTACCCCACAGACCAGCTCCACTCTCGTTAATTAAATCTCTAAGGTTTTTCATACTGGTAATCCTGCAGCCTTTTTAACTGAATGTATTCTGTCTTGTAGTTGTTTTATTTCTTCTCGTTTGCTAGCAACCTCTTTTCTAAGTCTTTCGATTTGTGCTTTATCACTATCACTTAGTTTTGGATTACCATACTTATCTGTTTCTTCAGAGACCGAATGTTGTCCGCCACAATGTTCACAATCTGAATCACATCCACATTTACCGTCTGCGTCAATTTTATTATCGCAACACTTGCATATATCACCTGTTTTTGCTTCTTCTATTCCAAAACTTGCTACTTGTCTGAGTGCTTCGTTGATTGTACCTTTTGCTGCTTTCACTATTTAGAGCTCCTTACTTTATCGGCTAAGTCTTTATCTGCCTTACCCCATGTTCCTTTTGATTTAGTTGCAAATGAGTTTACTCTAGCTAATCCCCATTGTGTTGGAGTAGTTCCAGGTCTATGTCCTGTTCTCCATGCTGCAACTCCTCTGTCAAATACTTTCTTTAATATTCCGTATGAGATACCAGATTTTTCTGCTTTATCTGTAAGAGCTTTCTTAGGATTACTTTCAAAGATAAATTCTACATCTTCTGCTACTTGCATCAATGCTGCTATTTTTCTTACTCTTTGAGCTTCTAACTCTTCTGGTCCATTACGGAATTGCTTAAATCTTTTGTCTACAACAGGTTTGCCGTTTCTTGCGATCAACATGTGAGGTCTTTTTGATTCTTTAAGTTCTTCGCCGAACATTTTCTTAAAGTTAGTTGTATGGCTAGATGTTTTTGTTTTCTTTAACTCACCTGTTTTTGGGTCTTTGTCACCAGGAGCTGGTGTATATGCTTTTGGATTGTCATCGTCCATTTTTGCTTTTGATTTAAAATGAGCATTACGGTCGTCTTTAGTATCTTTATTAACGCCCTTATAATATTTACTAGGTTGTGTACCTTTTAAATCTTTAACATCTTTATCTTGTGATTGCATTCGAGCTTCTAAGGTATACTCTCCGTATGCCTCACCATCAAAGCTTTCATTAGCATTTTGTAATGCCTTTTTAACTTCTGGATGTTTACTCAAATTGCGCTTTAATTTTTCAATTTCTTTAATAGCGTAATTCATATTACCGCTTAAATCCAAAGCCAATTCAATTGCAAGTTTGATATTTTTATCTTTTGCAGCACGTTTAGCAGCTGGATTGTCGCGGTAATACTGTGCAACTTCTCTGCCGGTCAGTTTCTGTTTCCCCATAGGGCTATTCGGTACTACTTTACCATCCTTAACTCTTTCAGTTATAAAGGTTTCCCATAGAGAATCAAAGTTCTCTATTGCTTTAACCTTCTTTATTGACTTAGGCTTAGGAATGGAGGTAGCGTTTGGTTTTTTGATTTTCTTTGCTAATCGAGCTTTTTGAACAGCTTTAACTTTAGGTAAGAATCTTCTCATTAATGTATCAATTCTATTTTTAGAAATCTTTCCAACTCTGTCATCAACTCTTTGTCTTGCTGAATAAGGCATATCAGCATATCGTCCTTTAGAGAATCTCTTCTTCAACATACGATATACTAACCTTCGTGACCTACTCAGTAATACTGAATTAGTAGCACGTCTTTTCAGAGCTCTGCGTCTACCCATCATAATCTTAGACTTCATACGACGCATAGTCATTTTACGTCTTAGTCTTTGTTGACGAGTTAGTGCTTCACTTAAATAGTCTTGTTCTATTTCTTCAATACCTTCATTGATACCCATACCTGCTCTGACTGCGCCATATACCGATTTGGCTTGTCTTTGTAATTTGCTAGGTAATCCTCTTTTAAAGGTACTTAAATCTCCGTCTTCAGCAGCTTTTCTCATTTTAGAGGCGGACATTCCTGCCACTCCCTCTGCATCTGGGTCACGTTCACCTGCTGAAATAACTTCAATATTATCAAATTTAAACTCTTTACCATTATATTTGTTGAGTAGTGTTTCAAATTCCTTGACGCGGTCTGAGCCGACCACGAGGATTAGAGTTTTAAATGTTCGTTGTAATTCTTTTGCAACATCAATAATTGTCTTTGCACTAGATTTTACAACGAGTCTACTACCAAAGGCTGCCTGAGCGAACATGAGTTTTTGGTTGTAGGGTAAAGGGTTCTTTTTCTTATCTGTAGTATGAGTTAGATATACAAATGGTGTGGCCCTTTTTGTTCTTGCGGTCGTAATAACTTTATTAATAAGTTTCTCGTGACCGACTGTAACAGGATTCATGCGTCCAAATGTAATAACTACTGTATCATTTACAGCTTCTTTTATTTCAGCGCTTTCACGTAGCTCGTCACGCAATAATTCTTTATCGATTTGAATCCTACGATGGCGATCTTCTATTTGGTCAATTAATCGGTCAATCTTTTTAATAGCTATGCCTTTAGCATTGTTATCAATATCTTGTTGACGGATTCTCTTTTTTTCTTCTTGTTTTTGTTGAACTATAACATCTAAACGATCTTGCTCATCTTGCATTTTTTCAATTCTGTCTCGGATTGATTTTTTTGCAGAATCATTCATAGCTTCTTTTATTTCTGGTTTAACGTTCACAAATCTTGTTGGATTAAATCTTTTCTTGTCTAGCTTATCAGCTGAATTTTTATCGTCTTTTTTCTGTTTAACTATGTTCTTTCCGGCTTCTTGGTCATCTTCATCGTCGTTATCGATGTCATCACCTTTTTCATTACCTTTATCACCATCTGAAGTAGATTTTGCTTTGACTTTTGGTTCTGACTCAGAATCGTCTTCGTCATCGTCATCTCTTGCAACTTTTTTCTTTGGCTCAGGCTTTGGCTCAGGTGTTTCTTCATCATCTGTTTCCGGTTTGGTATCGACTTCAGTTTCTTTCTCTGAGTCATCAGATGGTTTTTTACCACGGCGCTTTTTAAGGATTTTTCCGTCTTTATCGATGATGTTACCGTCAGCATCTTTCTCGACTTCTTGTAATTCCTTTTCTTTAGCTTTAGCTGCCAAATATTCTTGAAATGTTTTGCTCATAAGAGATGAACCCTAATTGTTAAATGTATATCTACTCTGTTTTATTTATAATATTTTACGAATGAAGGAATAAACTCATAATTAACATGAGCAGATTGACTCCATATTGTACTTTCTCTTAAATAACCTATTGCTGGAGTTGGTGACATAATCATTAAAGGTATTTTTGTTCTTCTTTGTCCTCTAATAAAATATGCATTATCAACAGCACCCAAAATTCCGTTTTCTTCAATTTCATGTACTAAATTTTGAGCAGTTCTTTTTGTCATCATATATGCATGAGCACCTTCATGCCCATCAATATGTATTAATTCTCTAGGCTCATTCTTTGCATCTAAAAATCTATACTCGTGATAGTTAGATAACTTATATCCTAAAGTAATTAAATAATTGTCTGGTACTTTAATATCTGGTTTATAATACATTAAAGCATCATGTTCCAATACTATACCAACTTCATCATCACCTTCTGCAATCTTTTTCCATATTGCACCATGTCCAGCACTACATGCATTTGCTTTCTGTGCAGGACTCATATTGTCTATAACTAAAGGTGGTTCGTAAAATTTCATCTTAATACCAGTTTGGCACCAAGCTGCACGACCTGTTATATCATACCAACCATCAAAATATTCCCAATCTAAATCAATAGCATCACAAGTTTCTGCAGTTATCTTTGCATACTTATGTGACAACTCACTATTGATTCTCAGGATATAAGCTTTCACTTTGCTAGTTCGTCGTATAATTTAAAATCTTCGCCAAATGTTTTCTTCATTTCATCAATATCTTTTTGCTCAAATTCAATCTCATTCTGTCTTGCTACTCTTGAATCTGTTTTATGTCTTGGTAATGGATGGTCAATACGCAACCTACGGTTAAACATAAAGTTACTTAATTCTTTTTCTAAATCTTCGTATAACCAGAAACGACCAACAGATTTACTACCTAGTTTTAATAAGCTACTTTGAACAATGCCACTATTTGGTTCACCTTTAAATACTCCATTGATTGTCCAATTACGATATTGTTCTATAGAAGGGTCTATTTGTCGACCTTTCCATTTACGATAAAAGTAATAAAAACTTTTTGCTCTATCAACTGGATTTCTTAACAAAGCAAATATATCATATTCTAATGCTTGTTCTTTTGTTAATATACCTTCGTCAATTAATTGGTTTAATGTAAAATGGTAAAAAGCATAAGGTCTATATTTACTTACGATCGCTTCATCTAATGTACCTGGTAGATTACTATCTTCTACTTCAGTATAGATTGCTTCATCGTCTTGTATATTTCTAATAAAGAAATCTGACAGACTACTTGATGCTGTTTTGGGTGTGCGCAAAAATAAGAATTTATGTTTATGTGATAAGTACATTATAATACTCCTTGCGAATAATCTACACAGTTAAAGCCCATACCTGTTGAGCCCCATTTATGGTCTGCGTAAACTTTATCTGGCCCATTATATCTTTGTGCACCATTAATATAAAATTGTGGTATAAAATAGTGTGATGGCCAAACTGTTAATTTATCTTTCCAATTTGGTATATGTTTTGCTAAGAAAGCATTACCTGTTGAGTTGTGAGGTTGATGATGTAAATCTTGTGGTCTAAGCTTTTTTAATTCATCTAAAATATGTTTAACAAACGGATTCTCTGGATTACAACCAAATATTGGCTGAACATTATCACCACGGCCTTTTTCATTCTCATAACAAGTATAAGCATGGTCAGCTGGAGAGCTCCATAGCTCATCTGTATTTTCTAAACAAATCATATCAGCTTCTGCAATAAATCCACCTCGCTCATATAATAACTCATAACGAATTAAATCTGAAACACCACAGAAAGCTCTAGCATTATAATAATGTTCTATCAATGCTTGATTTCTCCAAGCACGTTTTTTTAACATCTGGTCTGTAAATATCTTATATTCCCATTCTGGATGTTTATCGCGCCAAGTATACATCCATTTGAGTGGAGCCGGTCTTGGCCCTACCCAAATATGAGACATTTTCTTTGGTATGTTTACGTTCATATTTCTGCTATTGTATCTTTTCTGACTACAGAATTCATTAGTCTACCATATTTATCGTAAGTGTAAACTGTTTCTTGTTGATAGTCATTACTTACTTTAGTAGTTACTTTAACTGTTCTTAAGTCGTAATCAATCTTATTTGCAAAGGGTGGATTCAATACTGGGCTAATTGGTGTAATTTCCATTATTGTAATAACTCCGTTATTCTTTCTGCTAATTTAATAAACCATGCTTCATCATGGCCTCTTGTTGTTTCTGCTGCAGTACCTATACGAATACCACTTGTTTCCATAAAGGGACGAGGGTCATTTGGTATTCCGTTTTTATTTACAGTAATACCATTCTCTTCTAATAAGTCTGCAAATTCCCTACCACTATATTTACTCTCACTCAAATCCATTAAAATAATATGTGAATCTGTTCCACTTGTTTGTACTTTAACTCCTCGTTCTTCAAATACCTTACACATTGCTTGTGCATTTTTAATCACATTTTCAGCGTAATCAAAAAATTCTTTTGTATCTGCTTCAATAAAGGCTTGAGCTTTAGCTGCAATAATATTCATTAATGGTCCACCTTGTGTACCTGGGAATACAGCTGAATTAATCAGTTTAGAATATTTAGGGTTATTCCATAAGATGATTCCACCACGAGGGCCTCTTAATGTTTTATGAGTAGTTGAAGTAACCACATCTGCATAAGGGATTGGACTATCATAAGCACCACCGGCGATCAGGCCTGAATAGTGAGCCATATCTACCATTAATAATGCTCTACATTCATCTGCAATCTCTCTAAACTTTTTCCAATCAATTTGGCGAGGATAAGCAGAAGCACCTGCAATAATCATTGAAGGCCTAAAGTCTAAAGCTATTCTACGAACTTCTTCATAGTCAATTAAACCATTTTCGTCTACGCCATAATGAGCTGTTACATAGTTTTTACCTGAAATATTAACTGGAGCACCGTGGGATAAATGTCCACCACTTGCTAAATCCATTCCAAGGATACGAGAACCAGGTTCTAAAAATGCTTGGAATACAGCTAGGTTTGCGTTAGCTCCACTATGAGGTTGAACATTTGCAAACTCACAATCATAGATATCTTTAAGTTTCTGTATTGCTAAGTTTTCAATCTCGTCCATTTGTTCGCAACCATTATAGTAACGACGACCAGGATAACCTTCTGCATATTTGTTTGTAAATTCTGAACCACATAATTTCATTACGGAATCTGATGCAAAGTTTTCAGATGCAATTAGTTCAATTGTTGATTGTTGACGCTGTAGTTCGCGTTGGTAAATTTTGTCTATTTCAATGTGCATGTTTTCTCACTATATAACGATAAGCGGCTGATGCATTATCATCGCTTTCTAATTGGGTAAATGGAATATCGAGTGCTTCAAACTGTTTTAATATATCTAAATCAATTTGAATACTTTGAACTTCATCTTGTGCTCTACCATCTTCTTCGTAATTTTCTCGAGTACGGCTTAGCATAAAATTGATATTATCGTACTTATTATAACACTCTAAAGCCATGGTGTCAATAGTATCTGAATACATTGGTTCACCATATTTAGTACGATAAATAGGACTTAGCAATACTGGAGAGTCTGTTATAACATAATCTACCTTATCTGCTAATCTAAGTATTTTTCGATGTTGATGTGCTAATATCCATAATTGGTCTTTTAGCATTGGGATGTTTTCTTCCCATACACATTCTTTAGCAAACTCATCTGTGAGTTCTACTTTATAACCTGCTAACTTCATCTTATAAAACAAACCGGCCGCTGCTGTGCTTTTACCCGAGCAGGGTCCACCATAAAAATTAATCACTTTTGTTTTCATTATTTACTTCTTCTCAACAAACCATAAAAAATCATCTTCAACAAAATAACCATCTTCACCATATAGTTCTACAACTGCTGTCTTAACAGTTGGAAAATGTATATCATGCCCGATAATCATTCCACCTTTTCTTACTTTTGGTGCCCAAGCTTCTACATCTCTCATAACACCATTATAACTATGGTCAGCATCAATAAAGACAAAATCTAAACTTTCATCGTCTACTTGTTTTGCTGCTTCAGTTGTGAAATCTTTTATAATCTCGGCACGACCAGGGTAACCCTGGCAAAATCTAACGAGGTCCTGATAATATGTCTCGTGGTCCCATGCATGGCCATTTTCGCCCCGCGTCCATTGTTCTGGTCCATCGTAGCCAGGTTGAGCTTCGTACAAATCAACACCAATGATGTGCAAATTGTGACATGTCTTAACCAAGTGCTTAAAGGTCTCTCCAACCCATACTCCAAGTTCTGCTCCTTTTGTCCAATTGTTTTTACGTACGTACTTCTCTATTGTTTGCCATCGCCAGATGTTTCCACCGTCATGGCCCCTATCGCGTATTCGTCCCATTTCATAAATCTCCTATGATAAAAAGTTATTATAACACATTGTGTTGTGTTTGTCAATTGTTATGGTCATTAAATTCATAATAAAAATGACTGATTATTCTTTAGGGTCAACCCAAACAATATCGATTTTGCGTCTAGCTAACTCGTTCATACATTTCTGTTTGATTTTTGGTTTACCAGATTTGTTGTTAATATATTGAAACAATTCACCTTTAGGAGTTTGTTTCATATAAAAATGTGTTGTTTTTAGTTTGCCAGTATTTCTGTCTTTAACCATCTGACTCGGTTGTAATTTTGTAGGCATATACAATCACCTCATGATATTATGTTATTATTTTTGCCACCCTTTAATATATTCTGTACTAAAGTTTGCTTTGCTGAAGTTTAATCTGTCAACAAGTTTTAAAGCATTACGACCAAGATGGTCAATAGCAACGAACCCTTCTTGTCCTGTTACTTCAAATCCTGAAGTTGTTTTCAACAGAGTTCTTAAACCATCGCTGTAATTTAATTTAGCGATTACAATCATTTTTGCATCTACTAATAAATTATATAGTGTAAACACTTTGGTAACTTCTTTAAGATTACCTTTAGCAAAATATTTTAAGACACTGTCACGCACTGCAGCTTTTCTATCTTTTGCTGCTTGTGATTTGACCTTGTCCATTTCTTTCTGATAATATTCATTAATAAATTTCTGCATATCGTTGATCGCTGCAGGAACGTTTTGAATACGAGAATTTTCTCGTACTTTCTTATTAATGAATGTATTAATTCTTTTATTGAGTTCTTCGTTATCTTTTAATTCGTTCAGTGCGTATGGCTTAATGGTTCTGAATATACGACCTGCATCTGATAAGAGTTTATTAAATGACTTTGTTTCTGCAGCTGTAAATGTTGCTTTACCAGAGTGGTCTTGGAATACAGCATCTACGTGCCAGACTGTCGGGATTTTTTTAAGTTTTGTTGATATCTCCTTTCCAAAACTTGCTTGCATTGAGTCAAGAGTTGAGCCTCTGTACGTTGTGTGCCAAACCACACCGATTTTGGATTGTTCAATTTGTTTACCGAGGTCTGAAGATTTAGGTATCGCGTAAACAATGGTATTAGGATGGAAAGTAATATGCGGTTCTCCATCAATATTTTCTGTTTTAAGATCGTCGTTCGTATATAGGAAATCACCTTGCACTACTCCTTCAATTCCTAGCTTAGAGAATTCTGCAAGAGCTACTTTAAATTTAGCTCCTAAATCTCCGCTTAGGTCATTATCTATTTCTGCATTTGTTTTATATAGTTTTGGAGTCTTGTTAAATACTCCCTTTTTAGCAACAAAGAATTTACCATCTGATGGGTCAGTACCTGCAAAGATAGCAGGAGCTCCGTCCCATTTAACTGATATTTTAACTGGTGCCTTTGTATTACCACCAAGCATATCACGAAGTGCTTGAAGATATTGGAATACATTTCGTGTTCCGTTAACTCCACCATCTAAGACAGCATCTTCTAAATGAGTCATGTGGAGATTAGCTCCAGCTGCTTCTGACAAATATGTCTTAAACCTTATCATGTTATTTTATCCTGGAATTCTGCTTTAAATTCGTCTGTCATTTTTGCTAGGAAACTCGGTGCTGACCTAAAGTTACCTTTATATCTTAATTCGATGTGACATACTGGTAACTCACCAATCATTAAATCAAACTTTAACATAGCAGCCGTAGCACCTACATCAAATGCTTGAACTGCGCCTGGTGTTTTTCTAAATCCTACGCCTTGGTCTTTTAGTAATGTATTTAATTTAGTTGATGTCGTTTCAATGTCTTTGTATTCACCAGGTTTAACATCTACACCTTTACGAGGACCATAATCACCAATACCTGTAACAAGAGCAAAATCAAAGTTGACTTGCTTTAGTGTTCGTAAATCTGATTTAAATATCAAATTAATTAATTGGTTAGCCATTAAGTCTTTATTCTTCATAATGATAGTAAACATTTTTTGGAATAAATTACGATTACCTGCTGATTTTAATTCTGAATTAATTAAATCGTTTGGAATACGTTGTACAAACTTTTTCCAATTGGTTTGACTTAACTTAACACCCTTTATAGCAGTAACTACGGCTGGAGGTACATTATATTGTTTAGGATTACGAGATGCTTTTCTGAGTACCTTAATATAAAATGCAGCTGCACTTCTATCAAGAGTTGTCATCATTGCATTAAATTTACTATCTTGGAAAAGTGTACTAAATGATTTGTTGATAAGTGTTGGGTCTGCTTCTGTGATTCTCTTTTTCTTTTTAAGAGATATACCAATAAAGTTAGCACCCCTTTTACAAATAAAATCAGAACTATTAAAGTCTTTCATTCCATATTTTGTAATTTGGAATTGTCTAACGTCTTTATCCCAAGCTTGTCCTGTTAAATAAACTTTATCAGCATTACCATAACCGTTAGCGTGAATAGCTAATGCAGCCGATACTGCTTGACAAAGGTTAACATAATCTTGTCCATCTAAACTTGCAATTTGACCTGCAGATGCACCTAGAACATTACGACTGTTAGCTTCTTGCTTACAAAATTCAATAAGCTCGTCCATTTCTTCAACTGTACTTGGTGCAGTTAATTTAGATTTAAGACATAAAGCTGCGGTCATTAACTCATTAGGGTCATCACCTGCTTTACTTGCTTTTCCATCAGGTCTAGAGTTAACATAGATATATCTACTCATGTCCTTATGTTTAATGGTAAAATCTTTGTCGATTCTATCAGCTGGTGGCTCTGGGCCTTCTTCTAACTCTTCAGTATCAGCAATAATTTGTCTTGCTAATGAAGCAAATTTAACTCGTTTATCACCATTCATAATGGCGAACATACCAATCTTTTTAGTATTAGATTTACCAGGTCTATTGTCGAGCTCGATCGCACTTTCAATAGTTGATATACCATCGTCGAGTTTACCTAGAACATCAATAGCAAATGATTCTTCATCTCCAGTAAAGTCTGGAACAGCAATAGGAGCTTCACCTAAAAATGCACTAAATCCTAAATCTACACTTTCTTTAGGAACACAATTAGGAACAAGATTACCACCCTTCTTTTTCATTCCCACTTGTTTGTGAGATTTCCAACAAGGGCTGTCTTCCTTCTTCGTTTTGTCTTTAGCGAATGAACTAAAACTTTTCATAATACCTTTAACTTAAAATGTGGTGTTTCAGTTATTTATAAAAACTAAATTAGTTGAACGTTGTTGAAAACACCTTTTCTTTTGCTCTTATTACCGAGTCGCTGACCTATGTCTGTTTTGTCGAACACTGGTCCGTCATCGTCATAGCTCTGCCTCTTTTTTCCAGAGTTACCGCCGGAACTGTCGTCCATGTTAATATTGTTTTGAGCACTCTCTTCGAGTTCATAGATTTTCATCTTTGCTCTATCAATACCAACTAAGAATCTACGATACCAACTGATATCACCCCAACGATTTTTCAATTGTTTGAGCATGAGTTGTCCGAGTTCGTCAAGCTGTTCAGATGTTACAAGACCAAGAATACAGTCAGCAGTATGAGTAATACCCATAGATTCAGATGTATTAGTAAGGTCAACATCAGAGTTGCCATAACCATCACGGTTAAACTGAGATGATGTTACAAGAGCACAGTTGAACTCCATTGCAAGACCACGTACCTCTTCAGCAATACTCTTAACAAGGTTATAACTACTTGCTGCTGCAGCACCTTTAACTCGAGCGGATGCACATATGTTAAGGTAATCTAGAAAAATAACATCAGGCTCGAAGTTTTTCTTAAGTTTTAACTCATTCAATAAGTGACGGAAGTGACCTGAGTGAGCAGAACCAGTAGGGTATTCTTTAACAATAAGCTTGCCGGTTGTCTTACTCTTATAGCGATTCATCCGCTTTTCATATACATCACGTGGAATGTCTTGAACTTCATCAAGAGTAATATCCATGATGTTAGCATCAATACGTCGACCGATTTCTTCTTCAGCCATTTCCATAGTGATATACAATACATTCTTACCATACATCAAATGGTTAGCAGCCATGTGGCATTTCAATAAAGACTTACCGCCACCGGTAGTTGCCAACAATACAGTCATAGACTTACGAGGTAAACCACCCTTCGTAATCTTGTTTAGGATGTCGATGTCGAATGGAATGCGTTCTTCTTTCTTATGGTAATGTTCATAACGATCTTCGAAATCAGTTAAGAAGTCGTGACCAACACTACTATCAAAGCTAATACCTAACGAGTCCGCTAGGAGCTTAGGAATGGTACCTTTATCGTTATCACCGTCAGCATCATCGAGAATCATAATCGATTTGCGAATAGCATTGTATAGATCTTTGTTTTGACAAAACTTTTCAGTTTCATCAAGCAAGAAATCT